CTGTTAACGCAGCTATTAGACACATTCACCAAGAAGAGTTTGAATGGCCTTGGAACCATGCTGAAGAAGAAGAAACCTTAACAGCGGGTGAAGTACGTTATAGTATGCCTTACGATAGTAAGAGTATTAATATGAATAGCTTCCGTATTAAAAGAGATACGGCGCTTAATGTACCTACAGTAAAGTTAAAACTGTTAAACTATGAAGATTATCTTGACAAATATGTGGACTATGAGTATAACTCTAGTGAATCTGCTAGAGGTGTTCCAAGATACGTTGTTAGAGCGCCAAGCCGTGAGTTGCTCTTTGTTCCATCTCCTAACGCAGCCTACGAAGTAGTATACGAGTACTACAGAAATGGCGTAGACATGCAGAAGGCTGCAGATGTCCCTGTTATCCCTGAGCAGTATCGCCACGTTGTAGTAGACGGTGCAATGTATTATGCTTATGTATTCCGCTCAGATCTTCAAGCTGCACAACTATCCCAAAGTAAGTTTGCTGATGGCATTAAGAACATGCGTTCCATTAACATCAACCGCACTGAATACCTTAGAGATACAAGAGTACACTTCTAATGGCTACTAATTGGCAGACATTCCCTATTGAGTTTAAAGGTGGTCTCATCTCTAATCTCAGCCCTCTCCAGCAGGGTGCTAATGCCGTAGGTTCTGCTACTATCTTGCAGAACTTTGAACCTGCTCGTTCTGGCGGTTACTCCAAGCTACAGGGTTATACTAAAGTAGATCCTAACATCATCCCAGGCGTGGGGCGTGTACTGGCTGTTAAAGTTGTTAACCCAGGTGAATACTTAGCTGCACGTAACAATGGATCTGTTACAGAGTATTATAAGTCATCTGGTAATGGCTGGACTTCCGTAGGTGCTGCAGCTTTAGCTGGGTCTAAAGTAAGATCTATTGAGTATAACTTTGGCGCAGGTCACTATGTAGTATTCGTAGATTCCTTTAATTACCCAGCCCTATATGAAGATGCTACAGATACATTAACCTTCATTAACTCTAATACAGATCTTGAAGGGTCTGAGCAGGTTGCAGTGTTTAAGAATACTGTGTTCTTCTCTAAAGGTTCAAACCTATACTTCTCTGCCCCTTCATCTTCGCAAGACTTTAGCTCTGCTAATGGTGGTGGTGTTATTAACGTAAGCCATAAGATTACAGGTCTTATTGCATTCCGTGATCAGCTAATCATCTTTAGCCGCAACAAGATCCAAAGACTTACTGGTAGCACTATTTCTGACTTCCAGCTTAATCCTATTACAGAGAGCATTGGTTGTCTAGACCCTGACACTATCCAAGAAGTTGGTGGTGACATTATGTATATGTCTCCAGATGGTATTAGACTCCTTGGTGCTACAGATCGTATTGGTGACTTTGCACTTGAAGTAGCTTCTGATCCTATTGCTGATGACGTATACAAGTTTGCTCAGAGTACGTCTAACTTCTGTTCTATTGTAGTTAGAGAGAAGGCTCAGTATCGTATCTTTGCATATACAGAGTCAGAACAGTCTAAGGTTGCTCGTGGGTTGTTGGTTACAAAGTTCTCCAACCAAGGTTCAACAGACATGGCTTGGGGTGAGTGTTCTGGTATCAAAGCTTTTGTAGCAGACTCTAAGTATACAGAGTCAAGTGAGACTATTGTCTTTGCTAACGAGACAGGTTATCTTTACGTTATGGAACAGGGTTCTAGCTTTGATGGAGAACCTATTGAAGCTATTTACGAATCTCCCTATATGCCTATCTCTGATCCACAGATGCGTAAAACCTTTTATAAGTTAACATCTTATATTGACCCTAGAGGGGCTTTTGATATTGATTTATCTGTAAAGTATGACTTTACTCGCTCTAATAATCAAAACCTTATCCAGCCAGCCTCTACTAGCGTATCTAGCTCTGGACTGTCTGTATTCTTTTATGGTGCTGTTACTGCTACATACAGTCAGGCTACTTATGGTGGATCTCTAGACAAGGTTTATCAGAACCAGATTATTGGATCAGGAAAGACTATTTCAATTCGCATTGAAGACAACTCAACAAACCCCTCATTTACACTGGATACAGTACTCTTAGAGTACACCCAGAATGACAGACAATAATAAGGAAGCTATCTTATGGTAGGTTACACACGCCAAGATACGGCAAACAACATTGCTAACGGTAACGTAATTGATGCGGATGACCTTGATAGCGAGTTTAACGCTGTTGAGGATTCCTTTAATGCCATTAGTGGTCACACACATGATGGCACCCCAGGGAATGGCTCTCCTGTCACTAAGGTAGGGCCATCACAAGATATTATTGTAGGTACAACTAACATACTACCTAAAGGTACTAATACCATTGACCTTGGCTCTGCTGCTGCTCAGTTTAAGGATGCTTGGTTTGATGGTACAGTAAGCACAGACACACTTAATGTAGGTGTTTCTGGTTTCACTACTATTGTAGATAACGAGTATGATGTAGCTTCTGGTAACCTTACATTTGATGTAGCTGGTGATATTGTTCTAGATGCAGATGGTGGTGACGTATATCTTAAAGATGGTGGTGTAGACTTTGGTAGACTTGTAAACAATGCTAACCAATTGTCCGTCTACTCTGGTACAACAGAGGCTTTAGCTCTAAGCGGTGCTAACACTTCTGCTAAGGGTTCTTTAGCTGTAGCTACTAACGCTACCGTTGGTGGTACTCTAGCTGTAACAGGTAACACATCTGTATCTGCAGGTAACCTTACAGTTAACACAGGAAACGTAAACATTGGTGGTACTCTAGGTGTTACTGGTACAATTACAGGTACTCTTAGCGGCACTGTATCTTCTTTGGGTAACCACACTACAAACAGCCTTGCTGAAGGTACTAAGCTCTACTACACAGACGCCAGAGTTAAAGCTGCTATTGGTGTAACAGACGCTGGCGGTGACGGTAGCCTGACATACTCAAATGGTAACATCACTTACACTGGCCCTTCTGCTACAGAGGTGAGAAATCACTTTAGTGCAGGTACTGGTGTAGGTATTGCTGGTGGTGTTGTCTCTATTGGACAGCCCGTAGGTACTACATCAAATGTTGTATTTAACAACGTAACTGCTTCTGGTAATGCTGTTATTAATGGTAACCTTACAGTATCTGGTACAACTACTACTATCAATACTGAGACTGTAAACATTGCTGATAACCAGATTGTACTCAACTCTAACTTTACAGGTGCAACACCTACTCAGAATGGTGGTATTGAGATTGAGCGTGGCACACAGCCAAACAAGACATTTGTATGGGATGAGACTACTGATAAGTGGACTGTAGGTAGTGAAGCTCTTGTAGCTGGCAGCTTCCAAGGACCACTAACAGGTAATGCTTCTACAGCAACTGCACTACAAACAGCACGTACTATTAGTCTTGCTGGTGATGTATCTGGCTCTGTATCATTCAATGGTACATCTAACGTAAGCATCACTGCTGTAGTAGCAGACAATAGCCACAACCACGTTATCAGTAACATTGATGGATTGCAGACAGAGATTGATACTAAAGCTGAAAAAGCTGGCTCTATTACACAAGTCTTTAACTGCGAAAGTTTAACTGTAGGTAGTGGCGGAGCCTCCTACATTTACATGCAGGACAACGATCATGGAACACGTAGCATCCATAACAACTCAAACCAAGTAGGCTTTTTGACATAGGCAGGTAATTGGGGTTCCTACTGTGATGACAATGGTAACTGGACTGCTGTAGGTAACGTAACTGCTTATTCTGACAGACGCCTCAAGTCTGATATTGTTACAATTCCTAATGCTTTGGATACTGTGTCTAAGCTTCGTGGTGTTAACTTCACCAAAGACGGTAAAGCATCTACAGGTGTTATTGCTCAAGAAGTACAGGAAGTAATGCCAGAGGTTGTACACGTAGGTGAAGAGTATCTCTCTGTAGCTTATGGCAACCTTGTTGGTGTACTTATTGAGGCGGTTAAAGAGCTTAAAGCTGAAGTAGAAGCTCTCAAGAAAGGTCTGTGATATGGCACTTCAAGCACCAGGACAAGCAATATCACTATCACAGATACAAGAAGAGTTTGGTGGGTCTAGCCCTATCAGCCTCTCTGAGTATTGGGGCTTAGCAACAGGCTTACCTACATCAGGGCAGACCATAAGTGCTTATGATTTCTACAGTAAATCCTTCCTAGTTACGGAGGTGATTACATCCAGCAGAACTTGGACACCTAAACTCAACAAAGCCGCCTACATACACATCTTCGTATTTGGTGCTGGTGGCTCTGGTGGCTCTGCAGAGTGTGACAACTCTTCTAGTTTTGGTAACCCAGCAGGTACGGCTGCTGCCGCTGGTGGAGGTGGAGGAGGTTTCTGTTACTCTAAAATACCCGCAGCTTCCGCATCCAGTTCCACTATTACCATAGGCACAGGTGGAGCGGGAGTGAGAAGCGCTTTTGACCACTACCTAGTTGGCAATGCTGGCAGTCATAGTGGGTTTGTAGGGTCTGGCCTAAATATGATAGCCTATGGTGGCGGCGGGGGTGGCGCTCGTGAGATATCAACAGTAGGCTCAGATACTAGCACTGCTGCTGCTGCTGTTGGAGGCAGTGCCTCTGGCGGTAACCAGCTAAACTATACAGGCGGTGCGTCTGGCGGTGCAATTGCATCTGCTACTGAATCTACGTGCGCCTCTGGTGGTGGTTGCGCAGTAATAGATGGTAACAGCGGAGCAAGTGCATCTGTTATTAGTAGTCAAACAAGTGATGGTGCAAGAATTAGTAATAACTCCTCTTGGCCTACGTATCT